GATTAATCTTTGTATAACAAGTGTTAAATTCGTCTTTCACTCCTGTTCCATAAGCTGCTACCAGCCCTTTAATTCCACCTCCAGCATCTTTATATGCTTGCGTCATGTCTGCAAGTTTCTTTTTAGATGCTATATTATTCTCTTCTTGCTTCTGTGCTATAATCTGTTTTATATGTTCAAATTTCTCTGAAGCTGCACTTTTCATTCCTTCTATTTTTGTTGAAAAGTCGTCTTTCATTTCTCCTATTTTAGTTCCTACTTGCTCTTTTAAATCTCCGGTTTTTTCTTTCAAGTCTCCAAAGAATCCTTTTATTGCTTCTATTTTTTCGCCTACTTTTTCTTTTAGGTTATCAAATTTATCTCCTATTGCTTCTGTTGCATTTTTTACAGTATCTTTTACCGCCGACGTTATCTTGTCCCAATTTTCTATTACAGCAACCACCGCTACTATTGCGGCCACAATTCCTGCTACCACACCAACGACTGGTGCCGCTGCTAATAATGCTCCACCTATTGCCGGAGCTACACTGGTTATTGCTGACACAATTCCTACCGCTTTCAGCGCTGCCAATACTGGGGCAATCTTGCCAATTGCCGCTATCACTCCTGCTATAGCTATTATGATTGTCTGTAATGGCTTAGGAAGTTTCGAAAAACTTTCTATTCCTGAAGCTAATGCTCCCACTGCTGGTGTCACGCCAGTTATAATTCCTGCGATTGCTCCCCCCATCGGAGCCAGTGCATCTTCCACTTTTCTCATTGCCGCTTTCATCTTAGTAGATGAAGTTGTTGTGTCCTCAGACATTTTCTTTGCTTTCCCACCTACATCATCATAGGTATTTCCCACAGAGGTTAATGACTCAATAAACTCTACACCTCCGTCCTCTGCAAGAGTCCCGAAGGCAGTAGTAGCCAGATTCAATTTTTCTTGCTGATTCTTACAGTTTTTTATATCCGACACGATAGAATCAATAACATCTTTCTGCGAAGCTCGTCCATCCTGCCAGTCTTTAAATAGCTGCTGTGTTTTCGAAGAGAAAGAACCGATAGAATCTTCTATTGTTCCATCACCTAATCTATTAGTTACCTCATTGATCGCATCATTTACTTTATCAAGATTATAAGAACCACCCTCGCTGCCATTTTGTAGAAGTTCGAAATAATCTTTTGCAGTATAGCCTGCCTGTTTAAATTTTGGCGAATATTCTGCTATATTATCTCCTAATTCATCCGTCTTATTTAAACCATTCTGAGCTCCTGCTACAATGTAATCCATCGCTTCATCAGAAGTAAGTCCAAATTGCTTCATGAGCTGTGACACTCCTCTAATAGATTCAGACATATCCATTTCATAGGTTTCTTCAAGTGTAATTGATTGTGATGTTATATCAGTTAATTCTGTTTCATTTAAGTCTTTGATATTATCCTTAACCGTTATTATTGCCTGAGCCACCGTGTCCATAGAGTCTCCAACGCCACTTTCATAAACATTTTTTATTATTTTTGCGTTCTTGGTAGCTTCCTCGCCTGTATCCCCCAAGCGGCTGTTTACTTTAGCAGCCGCATCTTCCATATTCGTAAACGAATCTACTGCTTTACTTCCTAAATCCTTAATCTTATCACTTACACCTGATAGCTTTTCTGTTGCATCAACCAAATTCCCTTCCGAAATTTTTTTCGACATTTCATCCAGTTTCTCTCCGGTTGATTCTGTTGCTTTATCTACCTTTGATAATCCTGTTTCTGCATCTCTTGTCCCATTTTCCATCTCGGAAAGTGCCGTTGTATTATCATTAATAGACTTTTCAAGTTTATTCATGTATGCGCTTGTTTCGTTCAATGCAACTTTCAGCTTTGATACCGTTTCAGCTTGCTTATTAAATGCATTTTCAGCTTTTGCAGTTTCGGCAGAAGATTTTCCTGTTTTTTCTGTTGCATTTTGAACCTCTGATGCAAGTTCTTTTAATTTTGCAGTTTGTTTTACAAGTTCCTTCTCATAAAGTTCCGCTTTCGTCTTTTGAGCATCATACTGTTTCTGCATAACTTCAGACTTTGCAATAAGTGCCTGCTGACTCTTCTCGTTCCCGGCAAATTTTGCTGTTAAAGCGTTCATCTCGGAACCACACTCTTTTAAGCTATTATTGATAGACTTAATTGAATTATTAAATTCTTTCTCTCCTTTAATGCCTATTCGTGGGCCAATATCATACGCCATAATCTCACCTCAAATCCGGAATATAATCACCGCTATTTATTGCTATCCTGAGTTCCTGCAGTCCTTCACTTGCCAAGTATAAATCAATTAAATCACTCAATTCTCCTATCGGCATGACAAGGTACTCTTTCGCTGGTATTCCTATTTTTCTTGCATATAAATCAAGCCAGGCAGAAGTTTTTACTCCTGCCCGGCTTCTACGTTTTTTGATTTATTCTCTTTTCCTTCAACTTCTTTCTTCTCTCCTTCATTCATGCACTCTGCAATCTTATCCGCTGCAATAGCCAGATCAGAAATCCCCAGAGCAATTTCTAACGCTTCCTTAGGCAACGGAGTCCATTTTCCGTCAATTATTGGTGCATTATCTGGTGCTGGAACATCTTTTTCAAAATAATTTTTATAAGCACAGCCCTGTGATATAAGTAATTCTAATACCTCTGAGATTACCGAAATTGTCTTTTCTTCCGATCCTTCTGTATTTATATTTTTAAGAAAGTCCTTAACGCTTCCATATTTCTGTGCTATCTTTTTTGTTGCCATTAACGAAAAACTCATAGGATAAATTTTACCGACAATTTCAATGTATGTAAGTCTTTTCATAAACGCCTCCCGTTAACCTCTCGTTCCTAAAACTGCATTATTATACTTTAATGCTTCTGCTTCTGTGTCATACATTTTCTGTGGCGTAATTTTCCATGGATGATTATAGTTGTCATCTACCTGATCTGATCGTACGACAGTTCCTGCGATTTCTTTTGTCTGCCAATCCACTTCATCTCCTCTAGTTGTTGCAGCATCTGCCGGAATGGAAAAACGGATCTTTGGGAAAACAACCGGTAAATATCCTGTCTTATTATCAATCTGATGTTCCTCAATGATTCCAAATCCAAGATATGGAGCTACCTGATCATCATCATAGACAACTTCTGTTACCGTTTCCTCTCCAACTTGTCTGGTTACTGTTTTCAATCCTAAAATTTTCTTCGAAAGTTCTGGGGTAAGATCTGCTGTTTTCAGGGTTAACTTTCCTGACACAAATCTTCCTGCTGCTGTTTCCGCCACTTGGTTATCCGCATAAAGATCTTTATCTTCTGCAACATCTGCTTCAAACGAATATTCTACAGCTTTGTCCGCCGCATAAGCATCTGAGTATGTTACTGCATTTCCTACTGCTGTATAGTTTGCACAAACCGGTTTTGATAATCCTTTTATAGCCATAATATTCCTCCTTATCTCATATCTTCTTTACAGAGTTCGTCAATCTTATCTCCCATAGCCTGTACTGCTGCTTTTCTGCTTCTATTTACTGCTTTTCGAACTACAGGTGTCTTTTGCCTGAACGATGTTCCACTTT